GTTAAGCAACGATAGGCAGCGTGCTTGCACGTGCCACTTTTTTTCAGTCTCGGGTAGCCTAATACCTAAAACAAGAAAATAAAGGGAATTGAAAAGACGACAAAAGAAATAAATGTCTTGATAATAAACGCATTATGCGAATATAACAAATTCCTTTCGTTTCCTTAAAAATCCTTATAATTACCACTTTTTGTTACTCATATTTGCGACATTCAAATTATTTTTGTTATCTTTGCACTCGATTTCCGATTGGTTTCATTCGAAATGAGTATGAGCAAAGAAAAGAAATACGGTAAAGAGCCAGTTAAGTTGTGCCTGAGAAGCCGTAAAGACGGACATCAGGTCATTTATCTGGAAATCTATATTGAAGGCAAGCGCACTTATGAACGTTTGCCCGACTTGGTATTGATTCCTGAAAACGACCAGAAATCGATAAGGAAGAACGATGCGACTCTCAAAAAGGCAGAAGTGATATGCCGTAAGAGGAATAGGCAACTGAAAAAGGAACTGCCAACAAGCAAGTATGTCCAGAGCCAAGAAGCAGACGTTCCACTGCTCACCTTATTTAATTGGTTGGACAAGTATCGTGAAATCCAGAAAAACCGAGGTGTTCGCAATCTCTCAATCATAAAGCGCCTCAGGAAGCTACTCGAACTTTTCCATGATGACCTTCCTTTGACTGATGTCAACAAACAGTTTTGTCTCGACTTCATCAACTTCCTGAAGAATGAATATAAGACGAAATTCGGTAATCCAATAAGTTCCAAGTCTGGGTTTAACATCGTCAGCGAATTAAGCACCGCAATGAACACGGCTATCCGTGAAGGGCAGATACAGTCAAATCCGGTCAGCAAGCTTACACCGACAGAGAAGTTCCTGCCCAGGGAACAAGTCCGTGAATACCTTACCATTGACGAGCTGAAGATGCTCATTCAAACTCCCTGTGAATGCGAAATCGTCAAGAACGCTTTCCTCTTTGCGTGTAACTGTGGACTACGTCGTAGCGATGTACTCGCCCTGAAATGGTCTGACATAACCATTGACAACGATGTGTGGAGAGTCGGCACACGCATGGTAAAGACCGAAAAGCTTGTGTATGTACCTCTGCCACTCCAAGCTCGCAGATGGATGCCGCAAAGACCTACAGAACCCGAGAGACGAAACGACAAGGTCTTTCAGAAACTCGATGTCTCCATGATACAAGAAGATCTGAAGCCTTGGGCTGAATCGGCTGGCATTACAGGAAAGAACGTCTCCTTCGATGTTTCCCGGCACACTTACGCCACGATGCTTCTTACATTGGGTGCTGACCTTTACACCGTAAGCAAACTACTGGGGCATACATCCGTCCGTCACACACAGCGATATGCAAAGATTATCAACAAGACGATAGATGATTCCATAGAACTAATTGACAAAAACTTATAACAGATATGGCACGAAAGACATCCGCAAAGAACACCAAGGAGCCTGTAAGACTCCGGGAGAAAGAACTTGCCAATGGCGTGCGCTCTCTCTATCTCGACATCTATGTGAACGGCAAGCGCAGTTATGAGTTCCTGAAGCTCTACCTCATTCCAGAGATTAATCCTCAGGCAAAGGTACAGAATGAAAACACCATGCGTGCTGCCAACACCATCAAGCTCAACCGTATTCTTGAAATCACCAATAACAAGGCAGGATTGAAGAATACATCCATCCGGGCCAAGATGCTGCTGAAGGACTGGATGGAGACATTCCGTCAGGCACAGGAGCAGAAAGGAGTTAAAGACCAGAAACTCATACACAATACCATCCATGCACTCACTGCCTACAATATCAATGTTGCCATGAGGGACGTGAATCGGGACTATATCATAGGACTGACTAACTTCCTCCGTAATGACTACCGTTCTCCACGAGGCAAGAAGCTGAAGGACTATTCTGTCATCAACTACCTCGGATGCCTACGCAATGCTCTCAATATGGCTGTGCGCGAGGATGTCATTGCAGACAACCCTATCATGAAACTGTCTGCGCAAGATAAAGTCAAGGCACCCGAGAGCCAGCGTGAGTACCTGACCACAGAGGAGGTCCAAAAGCTTGAAGAGACAGACAGCCCATACCCACACATCAAACAGGCCTTTCTCTTTGCCTGCTATACAGGGCTGCGGTGCAGCGATGTCAGATCCATCACTTGGGGCAAGATTGTCAAGGACGGAGAGAAGTACCGACTGCACACTGTCATGTTCAAGACAAAGCGCCCTTTCTACATTCCATTGTCAAAGAAAGCCATGCAATGGATGCCGGAGAGAGGTGACAAGACTGACGATGACCTGATCTTTGAAAACATTCCTGTCCAGGTCAACACCAAGCTCTACCTTCAGCCGTGGCTTGACAAGGCTGGTATAACCAAGCCTATCACCTTTCATTGCAGCCGACATACCTTTGGCACCATGATGCTCACGCTGGGTGCGGACATCTATACCACAAGCAAGCTGATGGGACACACCAAGGTGGAGGTCACGCAGATTTATGCCAAGATCATCAACAAGAAGAAAGATGATGCCGTGAGTCTCATTGACCAGGCATTCGCCTAACAATACCAAATAATTATCGCAATCCTAAATTTTACCAATATGGACAACTATATCCAAACTCTCAATGCCAGTTTGGCAAGAATGGAAGAACTGATGAAGTCGCTTCTCGTTACTCCAACAGACTTCGAGACACTTCTTTCCCTATACTTCTTATATAAAGAGCACCAGCACACCAACGCCCTGATTGACTATGCCGAAGGTGTATTGAAGTCTGGCGAGGGTATCGACCAGTTGCTAGCCGATGCAACCGAATTGAATCAGTTGGTCACAAGATGCAACCAACTCTATACAGACAATCAGGAAGCCTTCGACAGCATCGACAATGATGCGCTCTTCGAGGCACACATCAAGCCATTCCGTGATGCAGAGAAGGCAGAGGCAGACATTGCCGCTCCGCTTTGGAAGGAATACCAGCGTCTGAGCAATCGCCTTGACTATCTCGCTGGTGACTCTGACGAGTTCAAGGAATTGGCACCTAAATGCGATGCAGTCAAAGCAGAGTATGACATTCACCACGCCAAGGTCAATGAACTGCATCGTATATACAACGGTGAAATAAAGCGTTGCTCGGCTGCCCTGTCGTTCACGCTTGAAGACCTGTCCGTGCTGTTCTTCTACATGCAGCGCATATCTCAGACCATCATCGACACCATCACTAAACCACAAGGAGAATAGATATGGCAGAATTGAAATCGTTTCCACTTGATTACTATCGCAACTATCTGGATGTCGATGACTGTTCTCCCATCTACAATCATTGTAACGGAAAACAATTTGAGGCGGCAACCAAGTTAGACCTTTGCGAGTTCCTGAATCTGCGCACACCCCTTGTGCCTGTCAGAATCCTTGATGGCGAAAAGCAGAGGATGTGCTATCTCATAAGCCAGCTCCTGAAGCATCGTGTTCCTGCCATATCCGAGATGAAAAAGCCTTGGCTCAAAGGAATCTTGGCAGCTTGCAAGATCAGCGAGTCCTACTACAAGTCACACTACAACGACGTGGATGAAAGAAGTGGGTCTGAAGCCAACAAGGAGTTCTATAGGACAGTAAAATCCATCTTGGGAAGATAAAGGCATCAAAGCGACCACACAAAAACACACGTTTACCACACAACCGCAATTTACAAAAGCGTTATATTGCTAATTATCAGCAGTATAACGCTTTTGTTTTGTATCAGAAAAACACACAAAGTCAACTTGTGACCACCTGAAAATATGGCGAAATTTGCAGTCGAAAACCATTCATAGTCAGCGGTTTGAAATCCGCAGTCTGGGATGGTATAGAACAAAAAGTTAAACGCAAATTTTGTTATATATGGAGAAAATTAAGAACCCACTCTTGACCACAGCAGAGGCAGCAGCCTATCTTGGTCTGAAGATCAGCTATCTTCACAAGTTGATGATGCGTCATGCGATTCCCTATTACAAGCCAATGGGCAAGCTCTGTTTCTTTTCACAGGCAGATCTTGACCACTGGCTTACATGCAACCGCATTGCATCGCAGAAGGAA